GATGCCGTTAAGGTCGATGAGCAGTCCTTTTAGGGGTCAAATTTGGGGTGGTCAAATCGTGGTCGAATCGTGGTCGAATCGTGACGATTTGACCGCAGGCAATGTCCGGTCGAATCGTCAAAAGGGTGTACCTTTGACGATTTGACCGCCCGCGATTTGACCGGGGAAGGGTAGAGCGGTCAAATGGTCACGATTTGACCGGCAAGCGTGAACAAGGAGATGGATGTGGTGAGTAAAGCTAAGAAAAGAAATCGCGGAGAATTGCCAGAGGTTCAGAAGCTGGCGTTTCCGGAGTCTGAGTGGTCTAGGTTCATGAAGGCTAGGCTCGTCGAAATCGATCAGGCTCAGGGTGAACATGAGCGGAAATGGGGAATCGGCAGGGTGATTACTTTAGTTCCTAGTGTGTTTAGGGAGCGTTTTTACGCTCAGAGCGAGCGCGTGTGGGATGCTCAGGGTAAGCAGGACGAGGAAAAGTTCAAGGCGGCTTGCGATGGGATGGTTAGAGCCTTCAAGGCTTTGGATGCCTGGGCAGTGTCCGAAGGACTTGAGCCGATCAGTCAGGTCAAGGCAGTCGAAGGTCAGACCGAACGCGGGTTGATGGTTGTCGTCCAGACTGAAGCTGATGCGGTGCAGTATCAAGCGATCAGGCCAGATGTCAGACAGGTCTGGACAATCGCAGAGTTGGAGCAGATGGTATCGTCAGGCATAGGACAGGACATCTGGCGACTCAAAGAGGAAATCCCGTTTCGGGCAGCGGTCATCGAGGTGAAGCAGGAAAGGCCGGTGGCGAAGCCAGTGGCGGGGGGAGCTTCAGGGTTCGAGGACATCGAGAACGATTTCGACGTTGATGCGCCTGTCGGTTTGCCTAAAATGTTCACGCTGCCGCAGAAGGCCGCGAAGGGCTAAGTTGATGTCTACCTATGTCATGACCAAAACAATCGCTTGGAGGCCGTTTTAACATGCCTGGAAGGCCGAAATACAAGTCCGATCTTGAGGCGCTTCAGTCAATGCCAGAGGAAATGATCTGGGCCATGATTGAGGACGGTAAAACAATCTCGCAGATATGCTACGAGATCGGCGTGGGCCGAAGGCCGCTGCAAGCGTGGTTTGACGAAGTTGATCCAGATGAGTCTAAAATCGCGCGTGCGCGTGCGAAGGCTGCGACGAGCTATGCAATGCAGGCTCTGGAGATCGCGGATAGCTCCGAGCCGGAGCAGGCGGCGAAGGCGCGGCTACAGATCCAGGCGCGGCAGTGGATCGCCGAGCGATGGAACCAGAAGTTATATGGCGTGCAAAAAGCACCGCAGATTACGCTTAACGTCCAAGACATGCGCCTCGCGGCGCTGCGACATGTCGAGGTAATCGAGGACTTATCCACAGATGCGATACCAAGGTTATCCACAGAATGAGCATTTCACGCTCGCGCTGCACAAAAAACAGGCAAAACGGTACGCGCAAACGCCGCTCGACTTAACATAATGGAGATCGTGCGAACTGCATTCTGTAAGCCCGGTGTAAGTAACCAATGAAATCAACAACTTAGGAGAGTACGCGCAGCCGCGCAGACGCGCCGACTTGTCCACAGCACGCGCAGGACGCGCCGGCAACCGGCCTCGCTGGCTCGGGACGCGCAGACCCCCCCCGGGCCGCGAGGCGACGGGGGCGACGGTGGCGTAGCCAAACGCCTACCGAAACCGCATAATCCTGCCCCATAATCGCTTACCCCCCCCACTCCCCCACCACGGCAAAAAGTGTCCAGCCAAAAAAATTCTGAAATCGCGCTAGAGCAAAACCCTTTTGTCGAGTTCGTCAAGCGATACAAGACAAACCCGGTACTCTTCGTGCGCGAGGTGCTTAACACCAAGCCGGACGAGTGGCAAGTTGAGTTTCTAAATCACATTGCCAGTGGCAGCAGGCGCATCAGTGTGCGTAGTGGTCACGGCGTAGGCAAGTCAACCGCTGCCGCCTGGGCGATGATTTGGTATCTGTTCTTGCGTTTCCCGGTGAAGGTTGTCGTGACGGCACCGACGAGCAGCCAGTTGTATGACGCGCTTTTCGCGGAGGTCAAACGCTGGTGCAAGGTGCTACCGCCTTTGCTTGCGGAGCAACTGGAGGTCAAGCAGGACCGCATTGAGATGAAGGACGCTAATAACGAGGCGTTTATATCTGCCAGGACATCCCGAGCCGAGCAGCCCGAGGCCTTGCAAGGTGTCCATAGCGAGAATGTGATGCTTGTGGCCGACGAGGCAAGCGGCATACCTGAGCAGGTTTTCGAGGCTGCTGCTGGCTCGATGTCTGGTCATTCCGCGATGACGTTACTGCTGGGCAACCCTGTGAGGTCTAGCGGGTTTTTCTACGACACGCATAACCGCCTCTCGAATGACTGGGTGACGATGCGCGTAAGCTGCGAGGACTCTCCGAGGGTGTCCAAGGCGTACTTGGAGGAGATGAAGCAGCGTTACGGCGAGGAGAGCAATGCTTACAGGATTCGCGTACTTGGCGAGTTCCCGAGGTCGGACGACGACACGGTGATACCGATGGAGTTGCTGGAGATGGCGATGTCACGGGATGTAAGCGCCAGCCAACATGCGCCGATTGTGTGGGGTTTGGACGTTGCGAGGTTTGGCAGCGACAAGAGCGCGCTATGCAAGCGTCAGGGCAATGCTGTGATTGAGCCGATTAAGACTTGGAAGAATCTTGACCTGATGCAGTTGACTGGCGCGGTTGTCGCGGAGTATGAGGCGCTGATGCCGAATCAGAAGCCCAGGGAGATTCTGGTAGACAGCATTGGCCTGGGCGCTGGCGTGGTGGATCGGTTGCGGGAGTTGGGTTTGCCTGCTCGCGGCATCAATGTGGCCGAGTCGCCCGCGATGGGCACGACGTATAGGAATCTGAAGGCCGAGCTTTGGCACAAGGCCAAGGCGTGGCTTGAGGCGCGTGACTGCTGGTTGCCCAAGGATGAATCCTTGGTGGCTGAACTGGCGACGGTGCGTTACAGCTTCACCAGCAGCGGGAAGATACAGATTGAGGGGAAGGACGAGATTAGGAAGCGGGGTTTGCCATCGCCTGACCGTGCTGATGCGTTTTGCTTGACGTTTGCAAGTGACGCGATGATCGGGGCTTATGGGTCGAGCATGGCTGGGAAGTGGAATCAGCCTTTGCGTCGGAACATTCCTCGGGTAGCATAGTGATATTTTCAATTCAAGGGGTAAACCATGAAGATGGCAGAAGCTGCGAAGAAGATTGAGAGGGTGATGGGTGAGTATGGCAAGGGTAAGCTGCACAGCGGGTCTAAGAAGGGTCCGGTTGTGAAGAACCAGAAGCAAGCCGTAGCAATTGCCTTATCTGAAGCCGGCAAGAGCAAACCGATGAAAAGGGGTAAATGATGGCAACCGAGATGGAAATGGAAATGATGTCCTGCCCGCGAGCAACGCAGGACATTACGCTCAATCTGAAGAACCGTGGCGAGGCCATTGATTCTGCGAATTACGGCCCCGAGAACCCGAAATTGCCGAACTCGGGTTTCTGGCGCGAGATGGCGAATGAGTGGGATGTGAGTACCGATGAGGCGAAGACTGCTCGCTGCGGTAACTGCGCCGCGTTTAATCGTTCGCCTGCGATGCTTCAGTGCATTGCCAAGGGTGTGGGGTCTGAGGGCGATCCTTGGGCGACGATTGAGGCTGGCGATCTGGGGTACTGCGAGATCTTTGATTTTAAGTGCGCCGCCTCGCGTACCTGCCGGGCTTGGGTTGCCAAGGAGGATGAGGATTACGAGGACGAAGAGGGCGAAGAAGACGAGGAATACATGGGCAAGGAAAACGCCAAGATGGAGGGCGAGGATTATGAAGACTAAGCCCGCTGGCTTGTACGCCAACATTCACGCCAAACGCAAGCGCATCGAGGAGGGTTCCGGCGAGAAGATGAGGAAGCCGGGATCGCCTGGAGCGCCTACGTCGAAGGCATTTAAGGCTGCGGCGAAGACCGCCAAGCCGCCTAAATCGGCCAAAAAGTAAGATTATCGAAGTTATCGAAAAACGATAAGACGGCTAATAAATGAAGATTTCGATTGCAGTGGCGAGCGTTACGGGTAGGTGTCTGCCGGTGATGCTTGCCAGTTGCCGAGAGTATGCACCGAAGGTGCCGGTTTACTTGAGGACGCCGATTGATAAGCCCAGGCAGGATGTGTATGTTCAGCTTCGCGGCGCGGCTCGCAGCTTTGGAGAGGACTACAACGAGGTGATTGACGCGGCTTTTGCTGATGGTTGCGAGGCAGTCGTGGTGGCCAATGACGATGTGGTCCTGACGCCGACGAGCCTTGAGCTTTTGCTGGAGGACTATCAGCTTCTTCGGGAATACGAAGGAGATATCGGTTGGGTGTGCTCGCGGTGCGATGCGGCTCGGCCTATGCAGAATATCAGGAGCAATCCTTTAAATCAGCAGATGAAGTATTTCCGCTATCCGTCGGAGTTGCACATTTTGCAAATGGATGTGATTTCGCCTATATTTGGGGTCATCTCACGGGAGGCTTGGTCAAAGGCTAAGTTTCCTCCGCTGAACTGGTACTCGGATGATGTGCACTGCAACGATCTGAGCAAGGCCGGTTTTAAGCATTTTCTGTCGCGCTCTTATGTGCATCATGTTGGGTCTGACACGACGGGCATGGACGGGAAAGCGCTTACCTTGGCCTCAGTCCCTTGGATACGGGCCAATCGTCCAGAGTACGCCAATTCGTGGTTTGGAGTTGAGCAATGAAAACACCTGTGTGGCAGCGTAAAGAGGGTCAGAATCCGAATGGCGGTTTGAATGCTAAGGGTAGGGCGAGTTTGCGCTCTGCTGGTCAAAACATTAAGCCGCCAGTGAAGTCGGGTGACAATCCTCGTCGGGCGTCTTTTCTTGCACGAATGGGCAACATGCCCGGTCCTGAATACAAGGATGGCGAGCCTACTCGCTTGCTCTTGTCTCTTCGTGCCTGGGGCGCGTCATCGAAGGCTGATGCGCGTGCGAAATCTAAAGCAATTTCCGCGAGGAACAAGAAATGATTAACGAGATGGGGCTATCTATTGACGTTGCGGCTCCCGAGCCGATGGACGATGCCGAACTGCAATCGATCATCAACGGCGAGTTGACTGACGCGGTGTCCTACATTGACTCGGACATCTCTCCTATCCGAGCCAAGGGCACCGAGTATTACCGGGGCGATCCCTTTGGCAACGAGGAAGATGGCCGCTCGCAGGTCGTGGCGATGGAGGTGCGCGACACGGTAAGCGCGATGATGCCGAGCTTGATGAAGGTGTTCTTCTCAAGCGAGAACGTGGTTGAGTTTGTGCCACGCGGGCCGGAGGACGAAGCCAGTGCCCAGCAGGCGACGGACTACGCGAACTATGTGTTCTCGTCTGACAACAATGGTTTCATGCAGTCCTACGCGATTTTCAAGGATGCGCTGGTACGCAAGTGCGGGATTGCTAAGTATTGGTGGGAAGAAACCGCCGAGGTGCGGATTGAGGATTACTCGGGTCTGGATGACCAGACCGTCCAAGTGCTGATGCAGGAGGACGCCGAGGTCAAGATTGTGATGTCCTACCCGGACCCTGCGATATCGCAGGAGCAGATTGCGGCAGTAGAAGCCCAGGCGCAAGCCGCTGGCGTAGCGGTGCCGCCTCTGCCGATGCTGCACGATGTGCAGATTAAGCGCGTGCTGCGCGATGGCCGTATCCGCATCATGGCGGTGCCGCCTGAAGAGTTGATTATTGACCGGCGTGCGAGGTCATTTGAGGAGGCTGGAGTCATTGCGCATCGGCAGATGTTGACGGTTGGCGAGCTGCTTCAGATGGGCTACGACATGGAGGAGATTGAGCCGAACATCTCCTCGACTGACTTGGATACCAATGACGAGTATCTGGCGCGTCAGCCTCTGTCTACGACGATGGGGTCCAATGACTCCATGAACCCGATGCAGCGCCGGCTGCTGTACGTCGAGGCGTATATCCGCGTCGATTACGACAATGACGGATTGCCCGAATTGCGCAAGCTCTGCTGCATGGGATCGAGCTATAAGATGGTGCGCAACCTGCCAGCGTCTTACATCCCGTTTGTCGATTTCCCGTTTGATCCTGAGCCTCATACTTCGCCCATCGAGGCGATGAGCGTTTTCGACATCACGCACGACATTCAAGAGATCAAGTCGCAGGTTCTGCGCAACACCCTTGATTCATTGGCGCAATCTATCCATCCTCGCACTGCGATAGTCGAGGGTCAGGTCAACATTGACGATGTGCTGAACAACGAAACCGGCGCAGTGATTCGGATGCGCGCCCCTGGGATGGTGCAGCCTTTGGCACAGCCATTTGTCGGGCAGGCCGGTTACTCGATGTTGGAGTACATGGATCAGGTCAAGGAAGACCGCACCGGCATGAGCAAAGCCGCGATGGGCTTGAATGCTGATGCCTTGCAGTCGTCTACCAAGGCGGCTGTGGCGGCAACGATCAGCGCAAGCCAGAGCCGCCTGGAGTTGACTGCGCGGATCATGGCAGAGGGCATGAAGAAGCTCTTTAAGGGCATTCTGTATCTGCTGACGACTCATCAGGACAAGCCTCGTATGGTGCGGCTGCGCAACCAGTGGATTTCAATTGATCCTCGCGGCTGGGATGCTTCGATGGATGTGGCGGTCAATGTTGGCCTGGGCAATGGCGATGTCAATGAGCGTTTGCAGGCCATGATGATGGTCTTGCAGAAGCAGGAGCAAATCGTCGGCCAGCTTGGATTGAGCAATCCTTTGGTAACGCCTCAGATGTATTCGCGCACCTTGCAGAAGGTGGTCGAGTTGTCAGGGTTCAAGGATGCGTCGCAGTATTTCCAGATGGTGCCAGCCGATTTCCAGATTCCGCAGGCGCAGCCTAAGCCTACCCCCGAGGAGGTATTGGCGGGTGTGCAGGCCGAGTCGATCCAGGCCGATATCCAGAAGAAAGCTGCCGAGTTGGAATTGAAGCGCGAGCAGATGATGCGCGACGACGATTACCGGCGCGATCAACTGGCTCAGGATTTCCTCTTGAAAAAATACGAGCTTGAATTAAAGTATGGCACCCAGATCAGCAATGCCGAATTAATGGCAGCGCAGAATATGGACCGTGAGGCAATGCGTCAGCAGAGCGCCATCGTGCAATCTGCTGTGCAGGCAGCGCAGGCGCAGCAGATGCAGCCTGTACCCATCAACCTAAATGGAATGGCTCAATGAGTGATGAAGAAGCAGTAAGGAAAGGAAGGAAGGCGCAGCAGATACTAGAGGACGAGACTTTGGTTGCTGCGCTGACGAAACTGGAGAACGATCAGCTTTGGGTTTTTAAGTCAACGAGGGCAGAAGAGACTACCAAGCGCGAACAGTGCTGGGCAATGCTCAAGGCCATTGACAACTTGAGAACCGAATTGACAAAGGTGATTGATAACGGCAAGGTGGCGCAGCGCGCCATCGAGCGGGTTCAAAACAAATAAAGGAATTTGACCAATGAATGCACCCACGCCCCAGGCAAGTGCGCCATCTGGCCCCATGAATATGGACCAAGCGGTCCAAGCACTCGCAGCAATACTGCCCGAAGAGGGACAACAGGACGGCGGCGGGACGCAAGAGTCTTCATCCGATGAGGAGGAGACTGCGGCGCTATCTGATGATTCTCTGGATACTGAAGACGCATCCAGCGAAGAGACTGATGGCGAACAATCCGAGTTAGAAGAAGACACCCAGGAGGACGACAAGCCCCAGGTCTTCACCGTCAAGGTTGACGGTAAGGAGATCGAGGTTAGCTTGGATGAACTCCAGAAGGGCTATTCGAGGACTCAGGATTACACCCGAAAGACGCAGCAAGTGGCCGAGGTGCGTAAAGCTGCCGAAGCTGAGTTGCAAGCGATTCGGGCCGAGCGAGAGCAATATGCTCAGTTGTTAGGTGCGTTAAGTGAGCAAGTGAAGGCTGCTGCCGAGCCACAGATTGATTGGGATCGTCTTTACCGTGAAGACCCCATCGAGTATGTGCGGCAGCGCGAGGTGATGCGCGACAACAAGGAGCGGGCTGCTGCTATTGATGCTGAACAGCAGCGCCTATTTCAGATCGCGCAGGAAGAACAAGTCAAGCAACTTCAGACCGTCAAGGTCAAGGAGTCGCGTGCATTGCTTGAAGCGGTTCCGTCATGGAAAGACCCGGCCAAGGCCAAGGCCGAGAAAACCATGCTGATCGAATTCGGTCAGAAGATGGGATTTACACCTCAAGAACTTGGGAACATTTATGACCACCGTGTAGTTCTGGCTCTTCGTAAGGCGGCGCTTTACGATCAGATGCAGGCCAAGCGCCAAGTCATCAAGCCGGTTACGAACAACGGACCCAGACCTGCCAAGCCTGGAGCAGCGGGGAGGGTTTCACAGATGAGCGATAGTGTTCGCGCAAAACAGCGTCTTGCCAAAACGGGTCGCGTCGAAGATGCGGCCTCCGCAATTGAACTTCTTTTGAAATGAGGTAAATCATGGCTATCGTGACCAATACCTTTACGACTTACTCTGCAAAGGGTATTCGTGAAGATCTGAGCAATGTCATCACCAACATTGCACCCGAGGAAACGCCTTTCATGTCCAACATTGGCCGTGAGAACGTGACCAACACTCTCTATGAGTGGCAGACTGACACTCTGGCCGCTGCTGCTGCTAACGCACAGCTTGAGGGTGATGACGTTACGTCTTTCGACTCTGTGACGGCAACTGTGCGTCTGCAAAACTATGCGCAGATCTCGCGCAAGACCATCGTCCTGTCCAACACCGAAGAGGTGGTGAACAAGGCTGGTCGGCGCTCTGAGGTTGCGTATCAGATTGCAAAGCGCAGTTCTGAACTGAAGCGCGATCAAGAGTTCGCAATGCTGAACAACGCTGGCACTACCTCCGGTAGCACCACTGCTGCTCGCACTAGCGCCTCGCTGCAAGCCTTCATCAAGACCAACGTGGACTATGACACCACGAACGGCGTTAACCCGACTTATACGACTCTGCCCACGCTGGGCCGTACTGACGGGACCGTGCGTACCTTCACGGAAACCATTCTCAAGAATGTGATTCAGAAGGTTTGGACTCAAGGCGGCACGCCCAAAATCTTGATGACCGGCCCGGTCAACAAGCAGCGTGTTTCTGGCTTTGCCGGTATCGCTTCTTCGCGTTTCAACATCGACGGCGGTGCGCGCCCTGCCACCATCATCGGTGCTGCCGACATTTATGTGTCGGATTTCGGCAACGTGCAAGTGGTCCCCAACCGCTTCCAGCGCGAGCGTGACGCCTTCGTGATCGATCCCGATTACGCGAAGATGGTTGTTCTTCGTCCGTACCAGCAGGTCGAACTTGCTAAGACCGGCGACGCTGAAAAGCGTATGCTGATCGTCGAGTGGGGTCTGAAGGTTCTGGCTGAGAACGCTCACGGTCTGGCAGCAGACCTTGTGACTTCCTAATCGAAGCAACGGAGGGATCGGGGAAACCCGGTCCCTTTTTAACGATGACAGACAAAAAACTATTTGATGTGAACCCGGAACTCGGGATCACTAGGACATGGCACTACGACTCGGAAAAAGACGAAGCGACGATCCAGACTCAACAGGATGTCACTGCGATCATCGAGGAGAACAAGGACGAATTTAATCAGGTGGATGAGCGCGCACGCTGGGGGGAGTGGTCCCGCGTAGCGTCTATCCCTCTGAGCCTTTACTACAAGATGAAGGAAGAAGGTAAGCTGGACGACGAAGCGTACATGAAACGCTGGCTTAACGATCCTGAAAATCGCCATTTCAGAGTGAGGCCGGGCCAAGTATGAAGACCAACTACATCGCGGTCTGCACGCCTGCGCGTGACATGGTGCATACGATGTTCACCTACGACTTGGTGAACATGGTTTGCTATCACACACTCAACACGAATGATGCGGTATCTCTCAAGATTTCCGAGGGCACCTTGATTGCCAATCAGCGCGCCGAGCTAACGCTTGACGCGATGCGCGAGGGCTGCTCGCATATCTTGTTCGTTGATTCCGACATGCGTTTTCCGCAGGACATGATTTCGCGGCTGCTCAAGCATGACCTTGACATCGTGGCTACGAACTGTGCGCGTAGGCGTATGCCTACAGGCCCGACTGCTCAGATCTACAAGGAAAACGGGGATCGTGAGCTTGTTTGGACAATGCCAGAAAACACTGGCCTGCAAGAAGTTGGCTCAGTCGGCATGGGCGTGATGATGATTAAGGCTGAAGTCTTTAAGGCTTTGGGCGAACCGTGGTATGAAACCCCTTGGCGGCATGACAAGCGCGGCTATATCGGAGAAGATGTGTTCTTCTGTAAAAAATCCCGCGAGGCTGGCTTTAAAATCTGGATTGACCACGATGTCTCGAAAGAGATCGGCCATGTCGGAACCTTTGAGTTCAAGCATGACCACACTTGGGCGATCAAGGATCTGGAAAAAGCGAGGGAATCGTAATGGCCCTGACCACTTACAACGAGTTGAAATCGTCTGTCGCGGATTGGCTCAACCGAACCGATCTGACGGCGGTGGTGCCTGACTTTATCTCTCTGGCCGAGGCGCAGATTGAGAGGACTTTGCGCACCCGTCAGATGATCGTAAGGGCTACGGCTGCAATCGATACCGAATACAGCGCGGTTCCTGCCGACTTCTTGGAAACCAAGTCGATCAAGCTCAACACAAACCCAGTGACCGCTCTGGCGTTTGAGTCGATTGACGCGATGGACTTGATGAAGTCAACGATGTACCTGTCTCCTGGCAAGCCTCAATACTTCAGCATCGTTGGAGGCCAGATTCGTGTTTTGCCTGTGCCTGACAACAGCTACACGGCAGAATTGACTTACTACGCGAAGCTCACGAAGCTATCAAGCACCGCGTCTTCTAACTGGTTGCTGGCATCATCGCCTGATGTGTATCTATATGGCTCGCTGATGCAGGCATCGCCATACCTTAAGGATGATGCAAGGATTCCTGTGTGGTCTTCAATGTACACAAGTGCCTTAGAGGCGATACAGGTTGCAGATGATCGCGGCGCGACATCTGGCGGGGCTATCATGATGCGGGCTAGGACTTTTGGATAAAGGAGTGTTGAAATGTCATCGTTTACCGACTACACCGAGAACCTAGTTCTCACTTGGCTCTTGACCACTGGCAGCGCAACGCGGCCTACTGCTTGGTATGTTGGACTCTTCACTGCTGCGCCTTCTGACACTGGTGGCGGCACTGAGGTGTCCGGCAACGGCTATGCACGCACTGCAACCGGCACGATCACGGTTTCAGGCACCTCGCCAACGAACGCCACCAACTCGGCGGCTATCGAGTTCCCTGCGGCCTCTGGCGGTAACTGGGGTTCGATTGGCTGGGCTGCGATCTTCGATGCGTCTACAGGCGGCAATATGCTGGCCTGGGCTGCTCTTAGCACCTCGCGCACCATCAACGATGGTGATGTGTTGCGCATTCCTGTTGGCGATCTTGACGTTACTCTGACTTGATTGAGCGTTTCTTGTGATTGATGCGGTATTCGTCTAGGCGAATTTCTGTCTTGAGGTATTGATATGGCTTTGGTGATAAAAGACAGGGTAAAAGAAACAACCACCACAGCCGGCACGGGCACAGTTACGCTTGCTGGTGCAGCTTCTGGTTATCAGTCCTTTTCTGTCATTGGTAACGGTAACACGACTTTTTATGCAATAGTCGATTCTGCTGCCGGTACTTGGGAGGTTGGGATCGGCACATACACGTCAAGCGGAACTACCCTGAGCAGAAATACTGTTTTGGAGTCTAGCAATAGCGGATCTGCCGTTAACTTTAGCTCAAACAGCAAAGATGTTTTTGTCACATATCCTGGAGAGTATGCAGTTGTTGCTAGTAATAATCTAGGAACATCTGGGCAAGGCTTGATTTCTGCCGGCCCCAATGCTGCGGCTGCCTGGGGCAATGTCAGCGCAGACATCCAAGAGTTCACTTCTACTGGCACATCTACATGGACTAGGCCAGCAGGCGCGAAACTGGTTTATGTCTTGATGTTTGCTGGCGGCGGTGGTGGCGGGTCTGGTCGGCGAAGGGCGTTGGGTTCTGCTAACACCGCCGCTTCTGGCGGCGGCGGCGGCGGTGCTGG